GGATGAGCGTGTCGTCCTCGACAGTTGCAGATGCATACTGCGTGGCAACAGCTGAGGAGTTGATTCGCCCAACTGCCTGCGTTGCGCTAGTGACCGTTCCTGTTGAGTAAACAAGCGAGTTGTTGTAGTAGAAGTTAACCTTAAAGGTAGAGCCAGGTGTTGGCTGTGTAACTTCGACTTCAAGATTGTCTGACCAATCTCCAGCACCGTTTGCGGTGAGTGTCATAACGTCAACTGCGCTGGCTGACTGAAGGGTTATCTCGCCAACGGTTGCAGCCGGACCAACAACGCGACCAATGTAAGCGCGTGTTCCGCCCTCTTCGAAGAATGTCTCAACGGTCGGGTGCAGGTATGAGTTCGAAACATATCCACCAAAAATCGACTCAAACTCAGCCAGGCTCTCAACCATTACTGGCTCATCTGATGGGCCGCGCTCGGCTTTGCCGACGACAAATAGCTGTGATGACTCGCGGATTGTTGCTGAAGATGGGCCAGTTCTCACTGAAGTTGAAATAACTAAGCCAGGCATAGGACCTCACTATTCGTGCTTTGGGTTAACTCCCGTATCGTTCCAATTGTACAGATGGGTGAGTAATATTTTGTGCAACTATGAATTTAACTTTATTACCAAGCCCATAATCATTGTTCTGGTTCGACAAGTTCCTGATTTGGGCCAACGGAAAAAGTTGTCAACTGTATTTCTGAAACAGTTCCGAAACCGACTCTTGTCACAACCTCGTCAAGATTTAATGTGTAACCGACATACGCACCGGCCATCATTCTGTCGCCCTTTAGAAGGGTCACATCTGAATACTCTTCACGGATTGTTCCTTCGTCAATCATTGCCTTAAATGATGTACGTGAGTCGTAGGCCTTTAGGCACGGGTAGTCAAGCAGGGCCGAGCGAAGGACCGTTACCAGCCTGTCTCGCATTAGCGTGACGCCCTCTGATGTCTCTGTTCGCACCCAGACGTATGTACGCATGTTGTATGAAACCCTGTAAAGGGGGTCCGGGCCGTCAAAGCCGATTCTATTTATATTATTCATTGACAGGGCCACAGTAATTATCGATGGCCATTCATCAATTGCCAGCGGCTCATAGCTGATGTACTGCTGCGGGTCGGGAAGCGCCGTGCTATCGAGGTTCCAACCGTTTCTGTACCTTATGAGGCGAATCGGCATGTCCTGTTTTAGGTAGTCGGTAACAAATTGCTTTGCAAAATGCGAACCATTCATCAGGGCTTCGGAGCTCATATACCCCTACTTCCGTATCTGACATATTTTGCCACTTTGTTTGCAAATTGATTATCAAAGTCCCTTGGAGTGAACACGAGCCTGCGGGCCGGCATGTTCTCTGTTCCATACTGGTGAAATTTGGCTATTGGGTTATCAACGAAGAAGGTAGCTTCGCTATTTTCGGTCATATTTGACGGAGATTGAGCAAGGTCGGCCACGCTTCTAAAGAGAGAAGCAGTTGGTCCAATCATCATTGGTGTTGGCTGATTACGAAGCTTCCATGATGCATACTGCGGGTCAAGTGGGGGCCACGCACCACGAAGCATCGCCCTTGCCGATTCAGCACCCATGCTTGTGAAGTTGTTAGAGTAAGCCCTTTCTAGCTCTCTTTTTCCCCAAGCAAAAACTGGGCGCATATTATTTGCCCTATCCTCCATCTCCTGGAGGTGCTCTATTGTGTCCTCGGCATGGACCGTTACCCTGACGACAATATTCGCGTTTCTGTTACGTGCCACGCTTATACACGCACCCTGCGGTATTTGCGAACGGATGACAGTTCTGAGTCAAGAAATCCCGTAATCAATGGACCGGTATTGCGGGTATTTAGGTCCTTTACGCCAACAACATCGTCGTGCATATTCTGCATTTCACGAGATGCTGCTCGGAGTATTAGAAGCTTAAGAACTGGGATATTTGCCCCATCTAGACCGGCGGTATAGGTAACGGTAATCAGGTCGTCTGCGTAGCCGTAGTAATAATCAATACCATATGGCCTACTAACGTAGTCAAGTTCATTTTCAAGAACTCTCTCGGTCCCGAAAAGAGGCTTCACTTTTATTTCCTCAATGGAGACAATAGGGGTGTTCTTGAAGTAGATGGCCGGAGGCGGGTCAGCGTATTGGGTTACATTCTGTCTCGGGCTTGACGTTGTAAACGACTCGTTATACACGTTGTCATTGGCAGTAAGGAATGTGCCCATTGGAACGCCTGTGTGCATTGCGTCCAGCCTGTGTTCCTCAACGAACTCCTGGGGCTCGATTGGTCTCCTAAGAAACGCTTCCAACTCGCTTTGAAGTCCTGCAAGGATAAGGGTGGCAGCATCTTCCTGTCGCTGGGTCAGCGAGATGTCCATGTAGTTTCGAATATCGGAGAGGGAAACAATCATGACACCTCGTCAAGAGATAGAAAAATCTGTGTGTTAAATTTTAACACCTAACCACCTTGTGGCATTGCCAATTTTGTTGACCAGCTTCTATTCCTGGTGTAGATTCAGGAAATGGGTAATGCTTCCACTTTTGAGCCGGTCAAGTTCTTTACAGAAGAAGAACGGATTGAGGCCAATACAAAAATCACCGACCACATTGTGCAGATACTCTTTGCCTTCTTTGGAGACCAGGAAGATGGGCTCGACGATGATGATGAGTTCAATGATTTTGTCGATTCCCTTACGGAAATAGCGTGCCTCACCATGGCTGTTGCTGGAATGCATGTGATTGGAGGGAATTCAGAAGGAGGCATTGTTGCCAAATTCAATCCTCTTGCATCAATGGAAGAATTTGCCAAAAAACACAACATATCTTGACCCGTTGCGCCAAAAGAGTGCATCGGGTAGTTTGTCTTTTATGAATAAAAACCTCGAACTCAATATTTCTGAATACTTCAGCACGGAAGATGAACGCAGAGCTGTCGCTGTGGCTATTGGTGAAAGAATAATGAAGGTTTTATTCTTTTACTTCGAGGAAGACCAGGAAGACCTTGACCAGGATGGGGCAATGGATGACTTTGCTAATTACCTTTGGGATATAAGTAGTTCAGCACTTTCTTCCATTGGAATTAGTTTTATTGGAAAAGACGAGCACGGAAGAATAATCGCAGCACTCGAGCCATGCAGCTCAGTAAAAGACTTCCTCATTAGCGAAGATATTGGCGAAGATGACCATGTTTTCTACGAGGACTTCCTCGATGATGTTGGTCCGGACTCAGGATTCGGCAAGCACGACAATAAGATTCTCAAGGCCTAGAGGGCCAGAGAACTTTTATCGCCTTCCTGTTCTTCCCTTATTTGTCAAATCCCTGGTTGCGCCAGCAACAGCCCTCTTGCGTGCCCTTTGCTGAGCTCTGGCTGCTGATTTTGGAAGAGCCGGTCTAATTGTGGTACCAGCTTTTCTTACCGGACCAGTGACGCCTCTTGGTCTGTTTGCTATGTCGCTGCCCTGAGCTCCAGCCTTAGCTACATTCAGCTTGTCTGTGGCCGCCAGGAAGTTATCAGCCTTGACGCTTCCTTTTCTTATGCTCGCCTTACCAAAGGTAACGCCGTTACGATTTGCTCTTCTCTGCGCCTTTGCTTCGAGTTCGCGGAATTTTTTGGGTCTTGTTCTTCCGACGTACCATCCGCCAGCACCTGTCGGCGTCTTTACGCTTCCGCGTCCGCGCACCCCGCCACCTCTGTCCGCAAACTCCTGAGTCACTGACTTCTTCATTTGGCCGCCAGTTCTCCAGCTCTTGGCAAGCTTGCTTCTTGACTTGGAGCCGCCATATCTGGCCATTTCAGCTAGTTCACCAAGCTGACCCTTATCAAATCTTGCACGACCAACACCAAATAGGTCCTGGGCATACCTTGCGTAGTTGTTGTACTCGGTTGTCTGACGCTTTGTCAGTCTTCCACCACGGCGAAGGGCAGCCTGAAGCTCCTTGACCTTATCTACGACATAAGCAGCGTCGTCAGAAATGTCTGGGCCGTAACGTACTCCTGGCATGGCTCTCCTCTGGTGTTTTTCTAAATATACCAGAAAAAGACTTTACTTATCTGTCAGGATTTGGTGGTCTTTCTATAACTACAGAATCAGAATCCTTATATCCAGGTGGAGCCTCGATTGGCACCCATGCTCTGGCGTAGTTATGTTCCTTGATTTTCCTAACTTTAAATAGGCTTCCGTCAAGCATTAGAGATAATTCTTCCGACCTCATGCAAAGCATGTCCTCAAAATCCCCAGCACCATATTTTCCGGAACGGCGAACAGCTCTGACGATGCTTGATGTCTTGGCTGCTATTACGTGAGAATGACCCCTATTGAGTCGCAGATGAAGCATCATGGCGTCAATCTTGTCTACATCGTGGAAAACTACAGGAATCTTTCCATCGGTGTGCTCAAGTATCGCTGGAATATTTGTGGCCAGCAGATACCTCTCTGAGCCATTGATTATTTCTCCAGTTTCTCGCCTTACATGTATGGGCTCAATGAACCCAAATTGAGAAAGTGATGCAGAAATAACGAGCATCTCCGGCCTAAGAACATATGTTGCTCTCCATTCTGGAACAACCAGAGATGATGGGTTTACATACTCAATCTTCATCTTCATAAATATCGGCTCTTTCCATCTCAATTGCCCTTACGGCAAAAGCTTTAGTCTTCGGACCCACTGGCGTTGGTGAGTTAACGTCAATTTCGTTCAACATTAGGTTTCTGATAAGCCAACTCACGGGGTAGCCATGTGGGTCAGTTATGTGTTTTTTACGAAACTTACTCACATATGCCCGTGCTTCAGTCTTGCGTCTATCACCTATTAGGTATTCATCTATGAAGTCAGATGCGCCATCAAAACCCCGAGCAGCATATTTTTCTATGAGTTTTTCTGAATCAAATTCCGGCCAAAGCCTTCTTTGTGCATCTATGTACGGGAAGCACTCAAACAGCCTGTCATAGAATTCTGGCTCCGTCGCTATAACGTCACCGATGCGCCTAATCGCAGTTGCGTGAAGAGGAATGCCAACTCGAGTGTTGCTTCCAGTTGTGACAGCTAGGTCGTAATACTCACAGTACTCAGCACCGTGTTCTTCGATTATGAACTTGAATACGTCATTGGTATTCCAGTCATATATTACTTTCGCGAACTTTAGAGGAATGCCACGCTTTAGCTTGTATGGGGTATTGATGTAATTCTCGTGTAGTTTTTGAACAATCGAACGATAACGAACCATCGACTCACTAGCTCTTACGCCGGTAAGAAAAGCAACATTGCCGCGCTTCCCCTGCATTGTGTAGAAGTCGGTCTGTTCTGGCAACGAAACACTAT